CTACGAAAAAGATGTTGAAATACTCAAAGAGAGGCTTCATTGCGACATGTGGTTGGTAGAGGACAAAATCAAAAATCTCATTGAAGAGCTTTATCTATATTTACTTATAGATTCTTTGCTCAGAAGGAGACCATTTGAAGAATTCTATCAAGACACCATAGATCAGATGATGAACGAAGCCCTGAATTGCCCGTTGTTTCAATATACTTTCCTTGACGCTGTGGATGGCTTAAGTTTAGGTTGCATTGATGAGAGACCAGATTTCGATAAGAAATACGATCGCGTCATGAACCGTAAACTTTTGAACTACGAACTAAAATTCACCTTAAGATATGTTTGTCCCGATTATGAGACTTACTACGACTCCAAGAATGACTGGTATGCTGAATATTTTATTCGGCCCCTGCATGTCTCCCCCGAGTATATCCGACCTGAGTTTTATCCTAAGAAATCAGCAGAAGGAAAGAAAGAAAAGATCGAAATAATATTGGTACCTGAATATGTAAAGTTGACCTACAACAGGAGAACAGCACTGTGTTCACCATTAGTTATTAAAACCAACATTATTTCCTTAATGACCAACAGCCAAACCGCAGACGCTTTACCATCGCAAATGTGTAAGGGGTCCAACATCCTAATGAACCACGTGTGGTTTATCCACTGCCTCCAAACCAAACGCACACAACTGGCCAATTTAAACTGATAGGGCCCCAAGGTGTGTGGCTTCGGGGCTACAAAGTTATGGATCATGATCCATTAAAACCACGCAAGTACAAAACTAATGTGAGCTTTTCACGTTACAAAGGTAGAGATCGACATCACGTTCCCTGCAATGTATCCAGGTCTTTAGACTGGTACGTTTCGGGAGCCTGTTACGCGAAACCTGATCCCCTGGATCCTCTATCACGGCTCGAAGGAGCTGTATATCGAATGGGTGCGGAGGTACCCAAATGTACACCTGAAAAACAAGAGGAGTATCGCAAATTCTGCAATGTGTGGATGCGAGAAAACTTGACACCTCTTACGCCCGACGAGTTCATCACTCCTGAAGATTGGTTAGAAGGTTTGGATTTCCCCGAACTGAGAAAAGAACAACTTCGAGAAGCTATGCATGAACTCAACCAAGAAGGGATTAATTTTGATGATAAAAGATGGCTGAAGAAATTCGCTGAATTGAACTCTTTTATCAAAGATGAATTTTATCCTGCATATAAGGCTTCGAGATGGATCAACGCTAGAAACGACAAAGTAAAGTGTTGGTTTGGACCTCTTGTTCAGATGGTTATGAACAGATTAAAGGCATTATGTTGCATAATCAAGACTGTACCTGTTGAGGAACGTGGACAATATCTTTATGATATGTTCTACGATCCCGCCAATAGCTACGCTTGCACAGATTTTACAACATTTGAAGCTCATTTCGAGAAATGGCTGATGATCATTGAAGGTGATTTATATGATTACATTCTCCAAAACCATCC